CAATTCTGAACTTCGGTTTTTCGCGTGTGCTAGAAGCAGTGCTATAACACACATACTCCCAATCCCCAAACATATTATATAAATCATCTTTTAGTTCTCCCTTTACGACATAATCGTCTACGTCTACTGCACACCAACCAGCCCATCCAACCACAGAATCATTCTTACGAGTGGTATCTGGTTTGTATATGGCAGGTGATATTAGTTGTGCGTCTTTCTTACTGTTTACTGGTATATCAGATAACTCAAACAATGTATGGGCAAAACTTTCCCAATCAACAAAATCCATTCTCTTATGGGTCTTGTTGTCAAAGATCGTCTTAAACAATGTAAGGGATAGACTCATATGTCTCCTTCAGCCTTGTTGTTAGATTGATATACATCGAACTCGCCGCCTGGATATCTCTTCTTTAATTTCTTTACATTATACTCTATTACGTCTTCCATGTCAACACCTATGGCACGACACATATTCATAAAGTACCAAGCAATATCACCAAGTTCTTTGATCATATGATCCTGTACATCTGCGTTCATTTCTTTACCGTGAAAGATTAGTTTCTTGACTATCTCATTGAACTCACCTACTTCACCAGACAATCCAATTGCGGATGTCAGTAGTAGTGGTGTATTCAAATGCCACTCACCTTCAAGTTCTTTTAGTCTGAAGATCATTGCTTCGAGGTTATCAGATGTATCACTGGTTACTTCACCAACAAAGTCTCTGTATGCTTTTAGATTTAATTGTTTGTCTAAAAACTGGCCGTGAGGTGGCATTGCCCATTTTGCGTTCATTTTATCACCTTATTATATCGATTTTGTCAGAGTTCTCGCTCCAAAGTTCTAGTTCATGTCGGAGTCTACCATCCTGTTTTAGATTTGTCCAACGTTTAGTCGCCTTCTTCTTCCACCACTTGACTGTGCTTTCAAGTGAGTAACTATCGTAATTATCCTTCTTTTTGAGTTCTTTGTCAAGCCCTAGTATGTACTCTTTTGAATTAGAGAATCCATAGTCAGAAAAATACACACGTTTCTGTTCTGTCAATCCTTTTGCTTCTTCGATCATATCACAGAATTTTTTGTAATCGTCTTCCGAATGCTGTTTCAATGATTGTTTAATAATACCAATCATTTTAGTTTGTAGTTTTAGTTTACGACTCGATACACCCTTTTCGAGTAGATCTACGTTATCATTCTTTTTGATGAACCAATCGCTTAATGTATGGTATTTGTCATCATTCAATAATGGCGTAAAGTTACTGTCAGTCAAACCTTTCATTCTAAGATATGGTTTCATACCATCATACTGTGATGATGATTTGGTAGATCCATACAGAGAAGTTGTTTCAAAGTGACATATGTTTGAATTGTATTTTGCATCAAACATTGCTTTAACTTCGTGTGTACAACAGATAGACGCGAGTAGTTTACCACCCAACATATTAAAACCAAATGGTTGTACTGGTACAATAATGAAACCCATCATTGCAGCCGCGTTGAAACGTTTCATTGCATCTGCGTCTGTTGTTTGCAATGGTTGATCCAACCATACATTACGTGGTTTTAAATTGAGAACACAAGACCCAAGAAATATAAATCCCAATAGTTTTTGGGTATTCTTTTCCCATATCATAAGTTTAAGTCTTCTGCCTGGCACATTAGATTCTACTGCGTGTGATGTAGTTACCTCAAGTAGATCCTTCCAGTTACCGTTGGCTGGTCGTAATTCGATATCCATGTCTTCTGGCGACATGTCAAAGTCATTGAACATGCTGTCACCATGAGACATACCAAACAACATGTTTGGAATCTTCTTCATTCGTTCTAGTTTTACTTTACGTAAATAGTCATCTATTCGCCCGAAGCTGGAGAAGAAATCCCCAAAATAAGAAGCTGCGTAAAGTGCGTCTTTGTGTTCTAAAATCATAATATATTATACCAAATATAAAGTCAGATGTCAACCGAATATGTCATCTAATGTGTTTCTTTCTTTACTAGACCACCCGATTGCTTCAAGGATTGGTTCTAGTGGATCTAGGAATGTTTTCTCAAACTGTTTTTTGTAATCAATATAATCATTGAGTTTTAACTCTGGTGGTAAGTAGTCAGTATATGCGATCACGTTTTCCTTGATAGGATTTGGTAATGATAAATATACAAACTTGATCTTCTCACCATTCTTGATCAATTCGTGTTTCTTCTGTAACTTATTCTTTTCTATATTGTGATTAAACATCAGAGCTGCCCGAACGTGGATTGGCGTACCTTTCTTATAGATGGTATTCCTATCTTCCCACTTGGTCAGTTCTGAGACACCACGTGGAAATGAAACATCTTCTGGTGGAAGATTGTTAAACTCATTACGAAAGTTGTTGATGTATTTCTGTGTCTCTTGTTCAGTTCCCTCTACAAGAATCTTGTACAGTTCTTTGAACTTAGTTCTCACCACCATCGGTGTCGAACTTCGGACTGCTTCAATCCCCATGATCTTGAGTTTGGGTTCTGCATACTGCACACCCTCAGAGTTGTGTACGTTTAGAATGTATCTCTTCTTGGCCTGCCAGATACCAGTTGATGCAATAACCTCTCTGTCCATTACCATACGATTGTCATATGCATTCATTTGTGTAAACATATCCGCATAGGACTTTTCAAACAACGGTACAAAGTGTTCTGCACATATTTTGTCAAGTGCTTTGACTGGATCTTCGGGTTTTAACGCATTGATAAAGTTACCAAAGTTAACATACAAGCTGTCAGTATCAATAGCAAGGACATAATCTTCTCCTTCTGTTTTTAATATTTTATTCATTTCAGCATTGATGGTACGTTCAGCCCACTTGATTGCAAGTTGACCCGATAGAGTAATCGCTTCTGCGACGTTCTGGTCAAAGTATCTGAAGTATTGATTACCCAACGCACCATACAAACTATTGAGTAGGATCTTAATAGTCATCTGTCTGTTATGTAGTTGACCTATCTGTTTCTCATTTTCCGCAGTAGGGTTCTTCTGTTGGATTCTTTCTGCTTCAATCATCTGGTTCTTGATAGACTTACGTTCTGCATAATAGTTTACAATGATGTTTGGTAGAATACCCTGTTCGTTTTTCTTGAATGTTGAACCGTTTGCGGCAACCGCATATACGTCTTCGTTTGGTGACGTATCCATGTAGTGTTCTACACCGTTTGTGTGTACCTTGGGTGCAAGTGTTTCGGGTGACATGTTGTATTGTACAATAAGATTCGGATACAGTGAATTCAAATCAAAAGAAACAACCCAGTCGTGTTTACCGATCTTTGGATCTTTCACATAGCCGCCTGGATATGAAGATTTACTCTTACGATAGTTTGGTGGTATGACCACTTTCTTTTTGTTTAGTTCTCGATAGATAATACTATCCCATATCGCAGTCGTACCGAATGCATCTTGATAGTTTACACCACCCTTGTATGCCATAGTACAACCAAGAGTAATCAGATCCATCTTCTCGTCAAGTCGTTCAATCAACTCAACGTCTTTGATGTTATAGTCAATGAACAACTGATGATTCTCTTTGTAGAGTGTACGTAGGTTACCATACTCTTCGTAGGACAGTTTCTTCTCACCGAGAACAACATTAGAAATGTGGTTGAGTGTGTAACTTTCTTGAGGGCCATATGTGAACCCCCACTTTTGGAATAGGTCATAGTAATCCATCATACCAATACCAGTCAATTCGTAGGAATCCATATTCCTACCTTTGAACCTAACCTGACGTTCTTGTACCATACCCCAAGGAGATAATGCTTTGACTGCTTTGTCAGAACCAATCCTTGCTAGTCTGTTAACAATGTACGGAATATCAAAGAACCGTATGTTCCACCCAGTGATAATATCTGGATAGTCGTTTCTCCAATGTTCAAGGAACTTTGCCATGAGTTCAATCTCAGACTTACATTTACGATACTGTATGATTAGATGTTTGTGTGGTGTCTTCTCGTGATCATAGTCACCAAGACCCCAGACATGATAGACGTTCGACTTGGAACTTTTGAGTGCAATAGAAACGATTGGATGTAATGCTTCAGCGGCATGGGGAAACCCATCGTCCGATGCAACCTCGATATCGAAGTTGACCACATTAATGTCACTGCGTTTCCATTTGATCTCTTTGGGAAACTTAGATGT